TAGCAAACAACTCTGCTACCTATGTTGAGACACCATCTATTGGTCAATTTATGCGTGAATGGAGTTCAATCTATGAATCACACAGTGGAGAGCGTGGTATCTTCAATCGTGAAGCAAGTCAGCAGCAAGCTGCGAAGAATGGTCGTAGGGATGCGACTTATGCTTTTGGTACAAACCCATGCTCAGAGATTATTCTCCGTCCTTACCAGTTCTGTAATCTATCCTCTTGCATCATTCGTTCTGATGACACTGAAGACAGCATTGCTAATAAGATTCGTCTTGCTACCATTCTGGGTACTTTTCAGGCTAGTCTTACAGACTTCCCTTACCTGCGTAAGATTTGGCAAAAGAACACCGAGGAGGAGGCGCTTTTAGGTGTGTCAATGACCGGTATTTGCGACAATACCTTACTCAATAACCCCGATGATGAATCACTACCTGCTCGATTGGAGAAACTTCGTGACCTTGCTGTTGCTACTAACGCTGAGTTTGCTAACGCTATTGGAATCAATCAGAGTGTTTCGGTTACGGCTGTTAAGCCGGAAGGAACTGTATCACAACTCTGTTCTACCGCATCTGGCATCCACCCTCAGCATAGTAAGCATTATATTCGCCGTGTACGAGCTGATAACAAAGACCCTCTAACTCAGTTTATGATTCAAGCAGGATTTGTTGCAGAGCCTTGCGTGATGAAGCCTGAGTCAACAACAGTATTTAGTTTCCCTGTTGCTGTGGCTGATGGTGCGTTACTGCGTGAAGACTTGACAGCGATTCAGCATCTGCGCTTGTGGTTGATTTATCAACGACACTACACAGAGCATAAGCCCTCGGTAACTATATCTGTCTTAGAGAATGAGTGGTTGGATGTCGGTGCATGGACATTTAAAAACTTTGGAGAAGTTACAGGTGTATCGTTCCTCCCCATGTCAGACCATACTTACAAGCAAGCTCCTTATGAAAATTGTACTGAAGAACAGTACAATGAACTTCGTGCGCTTGTCCCTGAATCCATTGACTGGGATAGTTTTAGAGAGTATGACGACAATGTCGAAGGTGTCCAAACTCTAAGTTGTACAGCAGGAGGATGTGAGATTTGAAAACCTGTAGTTCTTGTAAACTAGAGAAGCCCTTAGGGGCTTTTCATAGTAAACCCCGTTCTGCGTGTAAAGAATGTGTCAACAAATCCGCAAAGAAATGGAGAGACAATAATCTTGAACAAGCTCGTGGTTATTTTACAGAAGAAAGACGGAAGATTTCAGAGTGGAAAGCTGAGAGAGGTTGTGTAAAGTGTGGTGAAAACGATGCTGCTTGTTTAGATATGCACCACACAGACCCTTCTACTAAAGATAAAGACCCGAGCAGAGTCGGTAAGTTTGATACCTTTTTAAAGGAAGCTGCAAAGTGTGTTGTTCTTTGTCGTAATTGCCATGCCAAAGTCCACGCTAAACGCTTTAGTATCTAATTCCTTGTGTGTTGTAGTGCTTGATGGCAGCCCTTAATTGGGCTGTCTTTTTATGTCCCGTTCGGGTTATTGTGCTTAGTATTTGTGCAGAAACAGAGAAACTTTACCGATAGGGAAATGTATGATATATGACAGTTTAAGAGTAAATCCGAGTACCAGCCTTGTCGATAATTAGTGCTTGTTTTCTAGGTGCTGTAGAAGTGTCGTTAGGAACGCTCAGATGCGTCCATGAGTCGAATTCTCTGATGAGTTGGTCATACCCTATACCAGAAGCGATGATAGCCTTCACGACCTCATTAGGGGTCATTCCGGGGACACGGATGTCTGCAGCGCAACCGATACGGTGTTGGCTAGTGTCTTTAGACCCAACTGAGTCATTTACTTGCTTAGACCTAAACCCAGAGTTAATCATCACAGGCTTACCGCCTAGCGCTGTCTTAACTTCTTCTAGGAACGCAGCCAAGCGCACAAGGTTAGCCATTTCAGATGCGTTAGGGGTGTTATCAAACTGCCGGTGAGAAGTAGCGGTTAGTTCTTCTAACGTAAAGTGTTCACTTAGTTGCATCTTTGCCTTTCTTCATCTCTATAATCTTCTCAAGAGTACGTCCACCAAAGTAAAAGGACATAATCAACATACCCCATTGACCAAGTAACTCAACATAGTTATTGTTTACTTCCATATCCCATGCAGACATCATTGCAAAAGTAGAGTACACAACCAAGATAAATACCAGTGTTCCGGGACGGATGTTCTTAGACAACCAGCTATCACTAGCCATGTCTGCTTCATGTCGTTTAGTAAGTTCTTGCTGCTCTGCAGTATCTGCTGCAATCTTCGCTAACTCGCCATTCTGTTGCATCTCTAATAGCTTTAACTTAGCCTGTTCAGCCTGTGCTGGGTCAGGGAAGACTTTATCCAGTATCTTACCGCCAATATCGAGTAACGCACCTAATGGAAACATTATTTAATACCCCAAGTTAAATACCACGCTATAAACGCAGCTACAAAGAAACACCAGAACTGTACCCGTCTAACTGCTTTTAAATCGTGTTGAAATTCTTGAATGTTGTGCTTTTCAAGAGCCTCTAGTTCATTCTTAATTTTCAACACAGAATCCCACTCTTTACTACCGTATTGTTTAATGAAGTGCTTCTTTAGTTCCACTTCTTGGTCTGAAAGCAGTTTACGACGCTTGTATTCGTCTAGTGCTTTAAAGATAGCTTGTTGTTTTTTAAACTCTGCTTCTCGTTGAGCAGTTCTTCTTGCTTTAGCTTGTTGTTGAGCTACATCGACTGCGTCCTTCTGAATAGCTTCAACTTGTTTAGTTAATGATTTAGCACTTTCTCGACCAGCATCGAGACCGCTAGTGAGAGCTTTTACTCCTTCGTTTATTCCATATGGGTCTGACATAAGTATTCATTGTGTGTGTAGTGTGTATAGAGGACATTATTAGTCCCGTAGAAAGTCAACAAATGAACCCTGTTGTGGAGCAGCCGCAGGAGCTAGAGGCTGTTGTTGCTCTCCTTGTGGTTTTAAGCGATTATTTACATCAGTTATATATTCGTTGTCAATAATCCCTGATTCAGTTAAGTTGCTTGCAATCTTAGCCGACAACGCACCAGCAAGGCGTGGATTAGCTTGTACTTTTCCAAGGTCAATCAAAGCGTCTTGACCCGCTTTGCTTGTCATTGCTTTAGAGATAAAGCGAGGCGTTAACAACAACACACCCGTTGTCATTACAATCTCAGGCAAATTATTTTGAATTTTATCCTGCACATCCGTAGGTAGTAAAAGAAATCCACCACCTAACGTACCTGCTTGAGCAGCAAATCGTGTACCTTCTAAGACAGTGCGGTTACGTATAATCTGTGAAGCAGTGCCTTCGTCAAGACCAAACTTAGCAGCGCCAAGAATATCCTGCAATGCTTTCTTCTCTCCGGGACCTTTAAACAGATAATTAAAGCCTTCAGCAAATGCTTTATCTTTCTCTAGTGTTTGTGACAGTTTTAGCACATTCTCAGGAGAAGACATTAATTGGTCAATAAAACCAAATTTTAAACTGTTGACTACGTCTGCTTTTTTGTACTTATCTACTTGAGCAACTGCTTTAAAAACATCACGCATACGAGAAGGAGACTCGGCATTAAATAAATACTTACCAACAGCCTCTGGTTCCATATCTAGTGCTTTAGTTAATGTGCTGTTGTATAACCCGTTCATTCCTTCTTTGTAAGCTGCTTGGGTGTTTTGATACTGCTGTATTAAAGCCTTAGTTTCTTCTGTTTTCTTTAAGTAAGGATTAAAACCAGTCTGTCCTGTAACCATTGCGTTTGGAGACTCTGCGGCAGACGGTGTAAATTTTAACCCTTGTCCTTCAACACGCTTACGAGTACTTCCAACCAGTGCAAATGAATCATCCATTGCTTTACTGATTTCGCTTTCGTAACGAGAATAGCCAGCAGATAATGTAGTTGCCTTTCCGCCAGCTTCAATCTTGTCTCTTGCTGCCGCCCCGAAGTTACTACGAATATCGTGAGCTACTCCAAAGTCCACAAAATCATCTTGTTTTAACACATCTTCCAAAATAGATTTCTTATCTGCTCCAGCACCAGCAAACTTCCCTTGCGCTAATCTGTCGTATTCTTTCTGTGCTTGTGTCTTTAAAGGACGCATATCAACATAAGCGCCGGTGTCTTCCGACAACTTTTGATAGAACGGACGATGAACAGATTTAAACTCATCACGAGCGACGTTGACAGCCGCTTTAAAGTTATCACCTAAAGCCATTTGAGTTGGGTCGCCCTGCTTTAAAGCCATTTTAAACGGTTCAGACACTTCTAGCTTTGTCTTAAACTCGTCAACGCCTTCTTGAATCGCACGTTTAACATTCTTCTCTTGTTCTCTAAATGCAGCCGAACCTGTACCACCACGAGCAACTTCTTCAATACCAATGTCTATGTTACTTCCTGTCAACTGCGCTCTTGTTAAAGTAGCTCCACGCTCGGATAAGAAACGCTGTGCTGCTTCTCTGGCTGCTTCGGGTGTTTTGTCTTTTAAGAAAGGTAAGAACGAACCGAGGTACGGCTGCGCTATTTTAAATGTCTTACCAGCAGCGCCAAAGATTAAATTCCCACCTACGTCAAAAGCAGCGTTAGACACAAGTTCACCTAAGACTCTATCCTGCGTAGGCGCTCTATCTGCTGTTAGACCTTCGGCTGTTAAACCAGCGGCTGTGCCGACAGTCGAGCCAATTAGCGAAGGAGCTAATGTACGGGCTGCGCCGCCAAACATACCAACATTTTTAGCTGTTTGACCGAGTGTAAGTACAGGACCAATATAAGGGGCTTTGCTTAATGCAACACCGCCAACAGTTCCTAACATTCCGCCAATCATAGGAAGTGGAGATTCTTCAGTTGGTTCAACTTGACCTTCTTCAGTAAGTCGATAAGTCTTTTGTTCTCCACCCGCTAAAGGGCTTTTGTATTCTTCTCTGCCACTAATGTAATCTAAAAAGCTCATTATAGTCCTTCTATTTGAAGTTCTTTTGCAAGTTTCTGTGCTTCAGCTTTCTGAGCATCGGTTAGTTTTTTACCTGACTTATAAATACCCTCAAGCTCAGTAAAGCGTGATGCTTTGTTCTTAGCAATGTACGGATTGAACCCAGATATTTTACCATCGTTCTGCGCTCTATACTTTTCACCAGCTTCGTAAGAAATCTCAGAAGCCCGTAAGTCTTGATTAATTGTGTTCAACAGACGACGAATCGTACCTTCTTGTTGTTTGAGATTAGGCTTGGTTTTAATTAACTGGTCAAGTTCTTTTACCGCTAAAGAACCCGGCAACAGTTTAGCTAATGGTAAAACCAACTGCGCTGACAGAGCATCAAATACTTCTGTATCGTTCAGTCGTTTACCACCACCAAAGGCTCTTGAGACACCAGCCTGTAACGAACCATAAGACCCAACAAACGCATTACCAACAACTGATTCCATTTCACGCACATTTCGTGCTAAGGCAGAAGCATCAGAATATGCTTGTCCAGCCTTAGTCCAGTCATCAGCTTGTTTCTCTGCTTCTTGTTTAGCAAAGGCTTTATCAAATACACCCCCTAAGTTAACTTCAACCTTAGTTCCTTTTGGTGAACCTTCGGCATCAATCGCTCTTGTATACGCAGCAACCCGAGGGTCGTTAGCTGGTACACCTGTTTTTAGCAATTCATCTCTTTCAAACATTAGTTTACCTAAAGGAGATGTTGGGATTCTCTGTTCCCGCAATGCTTTAACTGTCTGCGCTTCTGTTAAAGCAGCTTTACCTGTGGTGGCTTCGATACGCTCTGCTTCACGCAACGCCATCATTGATTCTTGCGGTGCAAAGGGTTGCAATGCTTTAGCAAAGTTTCTAGCGCCTTCTCCTGTAGACAAATCAAACTGTGAAGACAGTTGTTTAATCTGGGAGATTTTCTCTAACTCAGGGTCGCCACCAAGTAAGCCACTAACAGCACGTCCAAGACCAGCACCGCCTTGGTAAATTGACATCTGAGCTTGTTGTAAAGGGTCGAGCTGTGCGTAACGAAACGCATTAGAAGTATCAGTTGCTTGACGCTGACGCATTAACTGCTCAGGAGATACTCCAAATAAACTACCTACGATTTCTGCCATGATTTTTCCTTATCCTGCCAACAATTCTGGACCTTGGTTAAACAAGCTACTAAACCAACTGCTACCAGCTCCGCCACCGCCACCCATTGAAGAACCAGCAGAACTGAGGGCTGTGCCAAGTGGACTATAGCCTTGATATTTACCATATGCGGTTGCTGCTGCAGCTTGTGGCTCCAAGAATAAACGACCTGCTTGTGCGCCAGCTTGAGCGTAACGGTTTGCCAAGTCTTGACTGAGCATAAATGGCTGTTGTCCAAGTCGCTCTGTCGTGCCTAACAAACCTAACTGAGCTTCTAATGGACCGTAACCAGCAGTTGTGAGTCGTGGAACTTGACCAAGCAGTTCTCCACCTGTGCCAAACAAACCAGCACCAAATCTAGCACGAGCCATACCTGCTTCGTCTGCTTGAGCTGCTAGTTGTAAATCTTGACGAGCTTGAGCATTAAACAATGCTTGTGCTAACGGATTGGCAGGAGCGCCACCAGTGCCTGTATTAACACCTAAACCACCTGTACCACGACCATAGTTAGTCGCTTGTAAACGGGCTAAATCCGCTTCTCTGGAAGGCTGTAACAAAGCCTGTTGTTGCGCCATATATTGCTGTGAGGCTGCTTCAGGCGAAGTAGCAAGATACTGTTGACCAAGATTAAACAAGGACTGAGCGCCACCAGTAATAGGCTGTGCCATCGTACCTATTTGTGTTGGGTCATACTGACCAGCAGCACCAAAGAGTCGCTGTTGAATAGCTTGTAGTTCAGGAGACAACTGATAACTACCTCGACCATCTGCAAAAGTAGACGTACCGAAGTTAGTAGTCATTCCATAAGGATTGAACTGCGCCATTGCAGAGGCTTTATCACCTGCAGCTCGTAACGCCTCTGCTTGTCCTTTAGCTGCGTCTGCGGCTTTTCCACCTGATATTAATCCGCCACCGAGACTCAGTGCTGGTCCTATAAATGCCGATGCTCCACCCATTATAGACTCCTACTATATATGTGATACATTTGATTATCCTGATTTATAAAATCTTGTTTAAATTCAAACCCGATTGACTTCCCAAACTTAACTAACTTCTTGTTGTCTTCGTGTGCTATTGCTACTAAAGGCACTGACACTAAGTGTTGTAATAAATTTAAATCTTCTAAATACTTTGCTTTAACTGTCGGTGTCCATTTACGAACATCGGTGTGAAACCATATCAAATCCGCATGAAGCTCTAACAACATCGTGTAGTCTTCACGAATGACGACAGGTACTTTAAAACTCAAGCTGTCCGTTTCCACATACGAACTACGATAAATGGCTGTACGTTAGCGTTAGTGCCGCTAGAACCAGTAGATGTGTTTGTTGTTGCGACAGTAATTCCAGTTGTATTGCTGTTAGTAGAAACACTTGTTTCATCAACTGAGGCGTGACTCGCTCTAAAAGCATTTCTTGGTGTAGAAGCGTCATTATAAAAAACACTTGATGTATGACTATGTCCGGGGTCTGTAACAGTAGATGTTGCGGTGTGTGTATGAGACACAACAATAGCGTCTTTAGAACCACCAGTTTCTTCAGCAGTGTCAAACAATGCGTCACCTGCATCTAAACCAACCATGACACGACCAGCACCAAAGGCTGTCCATGTGCCAAAGCCTAACAGTGTATTTGGATTTGATGCGCTAGTTGCGTTGATGTAAATAGAACCTACTGGGTAAATTGCTCCCAACGCAGCAGTGACAAACGCTGTTGTAGCTAACTGAGTTGTGTTAGTACCGGAAGACGCTGTAGGTGCAGCAGGAGTACCTGTGAAAGTAGGACTATTAATATTTGATTTTGATGCAATCGCATTAGAAACAGCAGTAAGTTCAGTATCAATCTCTGTACCTTTAACAATCTTTGAAGGATTGCCTGTTGATAGCCCGTCCTTGGCTGTAAAGTTAGTTGCTTTGGTGTAATCTGCCATGTCTATTCCTTAAACTAAAGTTTTACCTGTTTTAACGGCAACATCTATCTTTTGAATAGACAATGGATTACCGTTGATGTCTGCTTCTAATCCGAGTTGCATAATCGTGCCTTGACCACCAGCATTGACAGAGAAGCGGTCAATAACAATACCTGAGTTGTATTCAGCAATGTTATATTCGCCGATACCATATTCATACACGACTGCAGTGTCTAAAGTATAGGTAGTTGATTGATAACCTTCGGTGTAATCAAAACCCCACTTAACAGCTACAGATTGGTTTGTGCCGCCAATGAGAACCCAACCAATCTTCTTTAAAATCTTTAGTTTAGTAGAGGCGTCAAAGTCAAAGTAGTTGGTGTAATACTGTAAACGATAAGCTGTTCCATTATCAGAGTGTCCAAAGTACTTAGCAATGTAGGATGTTTGTCCAATCAACAACTCTTTAGCTTGCGTAATACAAAAGGACTTGGGTTGTAAACTATCCCAAATCGTTACTCTAGCTGAACCGTCTTGTAAACGTGAGCGAGTATCAAAGCAATACACAAACTTTGTGGTCGGTAAAGACAGTAAATAAATAGCATCTCGTTCGTGGTAAATACTTTTAACCTTACCTAAATCTGCCTCAGAAGCTATGTTAGCCATTAAGTCATCACGAACATTCTTAGAGATGTCGTTCATCGGTAATGACTTTTCTTGAATCACACGAGCAAGACTACGAATACCAGCATCAGATAAGAACACAATATCTGTACCAATGTTCTGTACAGAGTCACGAGCAATACAGCCTACGTTATAAATGATGTCTTGTAATACTAAGCTGCCTGTATCAATCGGATTAGCATAGATAGCAATGTTGTTACGACCAAAGATAACCAAGAATCCATTGTGCGCTGCGATAGCGACAATGTTATCGCCATTAGGGAATACTTCTTGTAAGTTTAAGTAACCTGCTGAACCTGTTGTAAAGTCAGAACCACGTAGTAAGTCACTGAAGTAAACAGTCTGTGTGTCTCCAACAATGTTACCAACCCAGATACGACCAAACCCAGAGAATACTGCATTAGGTTTAAATGATGCGTTATTGTGATTAGCTGGTAGTGTACCAACATCACTTATCTGTTGAAAGCCAAAAGTACCACTATCGTGGTCATGTGGGTCTCCACCAGAGACAGGTAACTCGTGCCACACCAACATTGGATGTGCAGCCTGTGCTAAGTAAGCATGAGGCTGAAAGTCATTTACATCACCGTATGGCATTGCTGCCATCTGCCAGTTATTACCAGTTATCGTGTAAGTAGCGTTTGCTGAATTTGTTGCATTTCGGACAAGAAGCTGTGTAAGTGTTGTGCGACCAGTGAATAACTTGTTATTGCCAGCCGATATAATTGTATTGCTTCCACCATCTACCACCTCCATCATTGATTCAATCGGGTTCGAGCCTAAGTCAGCATTAACAGCGTTTAGCGGAGTCCAACCCCGTCTTGCACCAATACGACCATATCGGTCAATTACGCAGTTCTGTGCTTTAAGTGCAAAGCCAGAAGACAGCGTAATGCTGCTTTCTTGAAGATTCAAACCATAAAAGCCCGGAGCAGCTATGGACGAAGTTTGTAATGTGCCAGCCATTAGACGGGATACCACGCTTCTTCTTCAAAGTACCGAGCAGACTCTAAACCAATAGCGTCAGCAAGACTTTGTTTAAACAGTGCATAGGTCTCAGCAGATTGAACACCGCCATCTTCCCCACGCTCTGCTTGCGCCCTAGCCAATGCACCAAGTATGACAGGCTCGTGTGGAACCAAAAGTTGGTCTGCGTTGGTTACTAACTCTACTTGTGGGCGGATGACGTTAAAACGAATGTTGTACACACCGTCAGGTATTGGGAAAAGGTCTACTTGAGTATCGCCGTTACTGTCTGTACCGTTAAAGTTATAATAGTACGGAGAGCCTGTAGCTGGAGTAGCAATTAAAAACTGGTCGTTCATGAAACGAGTAGTGGCGTTCCGCATTACGAAATTACTGGTATCGTTTAGGACATCAATTACACGAAAGCGTTGACCTGTTCCGACTAAGACATAGTTAAAAACAGCAGAACTGGTCACAGCCGATAAAGTCTCCGACAATGCGTTCCAGCTATAAGCGTCCTCAACCTGACGCTTAGAATCATTAATGTATTTAGCAATTAGCTTGACATAGGCGTTATCCGATACTGAGGAAGCCTCTGGCTCACGCAGTCGGATTAACACTTCGTTTGTAAGTTCTAAGTAGTTTTTAGATGCCATATTTTTCCTAGTATATCATACTTTTGCATAAAAAGCAAGTTTTTTAACAGTCCCACTTTTTTAATGCTAATGCTTTGCGAGTTGGTTTGCCTTTTTCGTCCTTCATAGGACCAGCAACACCACTCATCCGAGCGCAGAAGCTCTTACGCCGTCCAGCCGCTTTAGGCGACTTTGCAGCCTCTTTAGCAGACACTGGCGGCTTTAGCTTAGAGCCTGTAGTCTTGTTGTAGTAGTCTCGCCCTTTTTGATTGAGACCGCCTTCAGGGTTCTGAAATGCTTTCTTTGGCATTACTTCTTCTTTGCTGTCTTAGCAGCATCCTTAAAGTCTTTAG